GGGTATTCCGCGCAAGAAGCATCAGTTGATTGAGGTCGCCTAGTGGCGAAGGATCTGATTCGCGAAGCGCGCGAACGCTGGAACCGAGCGGCGGAAGCCGAAGAGCAGCAGCGCAATCGCATCGTGCGCGCGAAACAGTTTCGGGTGGGCGACCAGTGGCCGGCGGCGATTAAGCTGGCGCGCGAAGGCGGGAACAGCCTGCAGGGGATGGCGCCGCAGCCACCGCGGCCGTGCCTCGTGGTCGATCGGTTGTCGCAGCCGGTGCGGCAAGTGAGCAACACCATCAAGAATGCCAGCTTTGGGTTCGACGTGCTGCCGGCGGGTGGCACAAGCGACCAGGATACGGCCGATATCTTTAAGGGCTATCTGCGCTGGATGATGAACAACAGCCGTGGGGAATCCCCGATTGAATGGGCGGCCGACCAAGCGATTGAGGGCGGGATCGGCTGGTTCCGGCTGCGCACGGATTACATCAACGAGACGTGGGACGGGGAGCTGACCGAAGAGGCCATGTGGCAGGCGCTGCGAATGGAGCGCATTACGAACAATCTGAGCGTGTATCGTGATCCCTCGGCAGTTCTGCCGACATATTCCGATATGGGCTGGGCGTTCGTCACGAATGATATCTCGAAGGACGAGCACGAACGGAAGTGGCCGGATGCGGACCTGCGCGGGCTTGAGGCCTTCATGTCCACGGGCGATATGTCGAAGTGGTCCTCATGGGTGAGTGAAGAGAGCATCAGGATTGCCGAGTATTACCGCATCGTCTACACGAAGCGCCATCTGTATCAACTGCAAGACGGGACCGTCACTGAAGAAAAGCCTGATGACAAGAAAGACATCAAAGCTGAACGCGTCATGCAAGTGCCCAGCGTGAAGTGCGACATCATCAACGCCGTGCAATCGTTGCAGTCGTTCGATTGGGTCGGCTCGCGGATTCCGCTGATTCCGATTCTGGGCGAAGAGTTGAACGTGGACGGGAAGATCTGGCTGCGCGGCGTGATTGAAGAGGGCATGGACGCGCAGCGGATGGTGAACTACACGTATAGCGGCGCCGTGGAGATTTTCGCGCTGGCGCCGAAGAACGCGCCGATGATTGCGGCGGCGAGCGTGGCAAACTATAAGCAGATTTGGCAGACGCGCAATATCATCAATCACGCGTATCTGCCGTTTGACCCGTGGGACCAGGAAGGGAAAGAGTATCCGACGCCGATGCTGGATACGACGGAGCCGCCGATCCAGGCCGCCGTGGAATTGATGCGGGTCAGCGAGGATGCGATTAAGGCGACGACGTCGACGGGCGATGCGTCACTGGGGAATACAAACCCGAACGAGCGGAGCGGGCGGGCGTTGCAAGCCTTGCAGGCGCAATCAGACCTCGCCAACAGTAATTACCCAGACAATGTGAAGCGGGCGCTGATTTACGCGGGGGAATTGGCGGTCGAGATCATCCCGAAGATTACGACGAAGGGGCAGATTATTCACATTCTGGGGATGGACGATGAGCCTGAACAGGTCATGGTCGGTCAGCCCTACCAGGAGGGGCCGAACGGGCAGCCGCAACCCTCGCCGCCGAACATCACGCCGGAAATCGCGCAGCTCGAGGGCAGCCTGCACAAGTTTTACGACTTGAACAACGGGCGCTATGCCGTGACCGTCTCGGTCGGGAAGGCGACGGCGACGAAGCGGGAAGAGGGCGCGCAGGCGCTGGGCGAACTGATTCCGCATCTGCCGCCAGAGATGGCCGCCGTGGCCACGCCGGATTACGTGGAGCAGTTGTCGTTTCCGGGTAGTCACAAGATTGCGGAGAAGCTGCGGAACGCGCTGCCGCCGCAGTTGCAGGACAAAAACGATCAGCCGCAGATTCCGCCGGCTGTGCAGGCGCAGATGCAGCAGATGCAGGCTGAGTTGCAGAAGGCGCAGCAGTTCATTCAGACGAAGCAGGCCGAGCAGCAGGGCAGTTTGCAGGAGACGCAGATCAAGGCGCAGACCGATTTACAGATTGCGAAGCATAAAGCTGACACGGATGCGGATCGGGAATTGGCGCTGCAAATGATGAAGAACGCGACTTCGATCGCCGTCGCGCGTATCTCGGCCAGCAAGTCGCAGCTGGATCCAGTGGCGGAGGCAGCGGAAGAACGGCTCGCGACGGGTTTGCAGCACGCGCACGAGGTCGGCATGCAAGGCATGAAGCAGCAGCATGAAAAGGATCTCGCGGCGCAGGCGCATCAGCAAGCCTTGGAGCAGGGATCGCAGGGCGCCGTGATTGACCAGCAGGCGCAGGAAAGCGATCAGGCGCATCAAGCGGAGATGGCGCAACAGGCGGCGGAACAAGCGAAGCAGCAACCGAATGGGGGCGGCGGTGCCTAATCCGCTCGTCATCCAGAAGCCGGAGCTGCCCGCGAGTATCAACCCGCATGGCGCGTCGGTGTTCGATGCGCCTGGGCAGGGCATTTTACGGAAGATGGTGAGCTGGCTCGGGCTGGATGATCCGCAACAGGTGATGGGCGTCGGCGCGGCGATGGATGTCGGGCCGATGGGCGGCGGGCTGATTGATGCGGTGGCGCAGCGGTTCCCACGATTTGCAGCGGCGATCAAGGCGTATCACGGAAGCCCGCATGATTTCGAGGCATTCGATACGAGCAAGATCGGGACGGGGGAAGGCGCGCAAGCCTACGGGCACGGGTTGTATTTCGCGGAAAATCCACAGGTGGCTGAGGAGTATAAGAAGGCCTTTACAGGATCAGCCCGCGATGCTGCGCCGGTGAGATATCAGAATATTGAATATCCCTCTGGCACATCCATGCATCGCGATCTAGCGGATATGAAAGCGATGGGTAAAGACGCATGGATGGCCGAAGCGCAAAAAGCCGTTGATTTCAATAAAACGTATGCGCCAGATCAAGCGGCGTTGTGGCAATCAAGAATCAAGACAATGCAAAGCGTTGATCCCTCGCTGATTCAGGTCAATACGCCAAAGATGTATGAAGTGGGGATCAACGCGCACCCGGATCAGTTCCTCGATTGGGATAAGCCGCTGAGTCAACAGCATCCTGACGTGCAGGAAAAAGTTAAAGCTCTGCTCCTACCAAACGCGCAAGAGCGGTATATGAGTAGCGGAGGATTTTGGAAACCGCCTCCCCGCGACACTATGACCGGCGCTGAGGCATATCACCATATTGCTGACCGGCTCAAACAGGATGAAGGCATAGCAGGGCCAAACGTGGCATCGCTGGAACTGAAAGAAGCAGGCATCCCCGGCATCAAATATCTCGATCAGGGCTCGCGTATTACGGCAGGCGTGAACAAACTAGGCGACAACTGGTTTATTAAAGGTTCGATGACACCATACCCGACACAAGCTGCTGCCGAAAAGGCCGCCGAGGCCGCCGGGAATGTGTCGCGTAATTTCGTTGTGTTCGATGCGAAGACGATCGACATCCTGAAGAAGTATGGCCTGCTGCCCCCGGCGGTTGGTGCTACCATAGCCGCCCAGCAGCAGGCGCAGCCGAACGGAAGTGGGCAATGAATACCGCGACGAAGTTTTCGCCAAATCCGCAAGATCGACTGATCGTCGAACTCCAGAAGCGGAAAGCGGGCCTGATTGCCTATTGTCAGATCAAGCTGGAATCGGGCGACTGGCATGCCGTGCAGGATGCGGCGTCCGATATCCGCGAGATTGAAGCCAAACTGGAAATCCTGCGAGACGGCAAGTGAGAGCCCGCCTGCTCGTGGGTTTGCTCGTCATCGCCTCCCCGGCGCAGGCGCAGATCTTCTGGAGTCAGCCGAACGTCACAAGTGCGGCCGTGGCGCAAGGGTTTACCTATAAAGTGTATGTAACGTCTCCGGGTGTGACGACGCAATCCACGGCGACCCTCACGATGGTGACGTGCTCGACGACGGATACTGGTTCGCCAGTCACGGCATCCTGTCAAGCGCCCGTCACGCAGGTATCATCCATCGGCGCAACGGTGCCGGGCGCCTCGTCGCAAGTGACGGCCACGGATACGGTCAATAATTCAGCCGAAAGCGCGAAATCCGCGCCCTTTGTGATGTCGGGCTGTGCGAATCCGGCGAATGTGTCACTCACAGTCGGGTCGTGGGCGCGCACACTACCGACGGGTGGCGTCGGGCAAGTGCTGTATTCGCTACTGCAAAGTAAAAGCGATGTGACGATGGTCAGCGTGTTGTTTAATGGCGTGGAGCAGGGCCGATTGAATGGCGCACGCCTCAACGACGTCGCGGGTTCCTATTTCACGGCCACCGTGCCGGCGGGGACGTATCAACTGACCGTGCAGGCGACGGATGTGAATGGCTGCACGGCTGGCGGGGCGACGCGGCCCATGACCGTCGTGGTGCAATGAGCACAATTATCGTGGTGATCAAGAAGAAGCGCGTTACCATCGTGTCGCCGAACAAGAAACCCGGCGCCAAATCGTTGCAGATTACTAGCGGCCCGATACAGGAGCAGAATCCGATGCCTATCTCCATGAGCACCACGCAAGAAACCACCCTCACCGCCACGCCCCTGCCGAAAGGGTCAACCGTCGATGGCGTGCCCGAATGGCAGCTGTCGAATCCGGCGGTCGTGTCCATCGCGCCGGATGCGACGGGCCTCACGGCGCTCGTCAAGGGCACGGCGATCGGCGCCTGCACTGTGACGGTCATTGCCGATGCGGATCTGACGCCTGGGGTGCGGAACATTCAGGGCACGTTCGACATTACCGTGACGGCGGCTGAAGCGACGTCGATCGAGATTACGGCGTCGGAGCCGGTGCCGCAGCCCTGATGTCGCTGATGCCTGAGCCGGCAGAGATTGAACTCTCGCCGCTCATGCGGACGCGGTTGTATATGGAGCTTGGCCCCGGTCTGTGCTGTATCGGGCGCAGTGCTGAGGCCGTGCTCGAGGCGCGGGAGGCGGTGATGGAATACGAGCTATCGCACCCTGGGTACGGGGATGTCCCCGATGCCGAAGGCCCGGAGCAGGACGAGCACGAGCAGGAGCACGACGACGACGCGGATGACGACCTTGATGGGCGGGCTCATGGGGATGTAGGTTTCGACGAGGTAGAGCGCGACCCCGCAGACGATAAGGATCAGCAGTAGTTCAATCATGGCGAGAAACTAACACGGAGCAGACATGCCCGCCAAGTCAAAGGCT